ACAACTAATAATTGGAAAAACCCAGAATATGCAAAAAAAGTTTATACCGCTCAAAAGATAGCGCAAAACACCCCAGAAGCTAAGCGCATTAAGTCAAAGAACTCCAAAGCTCTATGGAGAGAAAAAGGAGACGAAATAAAGCACAGCATTGTTATCGCAAGAAACACTGAAGAGTCAAAGGCAAAAACTAGCAAACAAGCAAAAGCACAATGGGATGACGCTGAGTACAGGGAAAAACAGACAGCTAACAATAAAGAAATAGCAAATAGGGAAGAAGTCAAAGCTGCTAAAAAAGCAGCAGCAAAAGCTTTATGGGCTGACCCAGAATGGAGAGCAAAAATGATGGAGGCTAGAGCAAAGAATAAAGCAGAAAAGCAAAGTAAATAAACCTCTTGCACTTCCCAGCCATTCAGGTAATATGCGAGTCGAGTCTAGGATTAAGTTCTACGCCGACCGACCTAGCGGGCTCGCACAAGACGGGGTAGATTAGTGCACTTGGAGAATTAGAAATGTCCTTTGCTAGCCATTTAGGTCCTTGGTTATTAGGTACCGTTAAAAACACCACCGGCACAACTGCCGGCACAATCCGTAACATGGGCGCTACTGTTGTAGGTCAAACAGACGCTATCACCTATGCTGATGCAGCAGGTACAAGAGCTTTCGTTCTTCCTGCCGGTTCAGTCATCACAGAGATTGACTTTATCACCACTGCAGCATTCTCATCAGCGGCTACACTCAAATTGACCATCGGTGCTACCGACATCACTACAGCAACTACTGTAACTAACTTAGGTGCAACAGCTTTGACTGTTGCAGCAACTACAGCTGCTACAGCTTTGATTGCTAACGTGGGTAGTACAGATGCTATTGTTACTTTTACTGTTGCGGGTACATCATTGACAACAGGTGCAGGTGTAATCGTGATTAAGTACATGGTACGTAACTCTGACGGTTCTGCTAACCCAACAGCACAGCAAGCGTAATTGATCTGGGGAGTTTCGGCTCCCCATCTTTTAACTGAGGAGATTGATTATGGCTAAGACTACTTCATTGGCTGTAGGACGTGGTGAAAAGTTACCTGTGTCTAAAGGTGCAGGATTAACTGCAAAGGGCCGTGCTAAGTACAATCGTGTGACAGGATCAAACCTAAAAGCCCCTGCTCCGTACCCAAAGTCAGAGAAAGATGCTAAGCGCAAGAAAAGTTTTTGTAGTAGAATGGCACCTATCGCAGAAAAAAGTGAGAGAGGTAGTCGTGCAAGAGCATCAATGCGTAGATGGAAGTGTTCAGGATACTGAAATGTGGGTGGACATTAGAGGGTATGAAGGCCGGTATCAGATTAGTAATATGGGGAGAGTGAAATCCTTAGCCCGTATACGTCGTGGTAAAGGGGGATCTGAAGTGCCAGTACCTGAAATTATTATGGCGCTCACCCCAAAAAAGGATACTGGAAGAACCAAACCATACGTGGAAGTAAAGTTTCGTAACGGTGGGCTTAGAACTGAACCTTGTAAATCTTTTTTAGTTCATAGGTTAGTGGCAGATGCGTTTATAAAACCACTAGAAAAAGGTGAACAAGTGGATCATATTAATGGTATACATGCAGATAATCGAGTATCAAATTTACGAGTAATGCACTATATGGAACACGGAAAAATACACCCTATGTTAGCTACAGTGCAAGCAAAAAAAGATTTTCAGTATTTAGCGCAACGATCAATCGCTGCTAAACGGGCTACCGGATGGAAATCTGGACAGTATGATCGTAAAGCAGCCTCACTAAAACGGTGGAACTGCAAATGAACGATTCTGTTGAAATGATTAAAGACTTAGCTGTACACGATGTAGAGATTAAGCACTTGCAGGATGACATGGACAAGATGGTCAAAGAGATGGCTGAGATCAAAAAGAGTTTAGCCCTCATACAAGCAACGTTATCTGAAGCCAAAGGCGGGTGGAAAACACTTCTTATGGTTGGTGGTGCTGCTGCGACTGTTGGTGGTGCTGTTAGCTGGATACTCCAACATATGGGTAAGTAAAGTGCCTAGTACTAGCAAGAAACAGCGCAATTTTATGGCTGCCGCCGCTCACAACCCTGAGTTCGCTAAGAAAGCAGGTATACCGGTCAGTGTAGCTAAAGAGTTTAATCAAGCCGATAAAGGCAAAAAATTTAATAGAGGTGGCAACGTGGCTAACTTAAAGAAACTATTCAAAGGCAAAGAGACTTACAAAGAAGAGTTGAAAGAAGGCAAAGCGATTAAGTCTGGCAAGATCTCTCCTGAACAATATGCGAAAGGTGAAGCGATGGAAAAGAAAATGAAGAAAGGTGGTAAATGTTACGCTGGTGGCGGTGCTGTTAAAAGTGATGAGCTTAGAAACGCCGATATTCAACGCGAAATGGCAAACCAAGCTAGAGTAGTTAAGAAAGCTACAGGTGGTTGCACTAAAATGGCTAAAGGCGGTGTGACTCGTGCCGACGGTTGCGTGACTAAAGGTCACACTAAAGGCAAATTTGTATGATGGAATCGCGGGGTATGGGCGATATAAACCCTAGTAAAATGCCCGGCAAGAAAACCATCAAACGTAAAGACAATCCGCAAGACGTAGAGATGTACAAGAAAGGCGGAAAAGTTAAAAGGAAAACTAAATGAGACCGATTACACAATCTGTTACCGGTGTAGCAAACAGTGCAGGTATTCCAATGGACTACTACATCTCCCCATTTAACGTGGGTTTTGGTGTGGTTGTCTCTGGCACTATTACCTATTCTATTCAGCATACGTTTGATGGGACTAACTGGTTTAATCACCCGACTGTAATTTCACAGACCACTAACCAAGATGGTAACTATGCGTTTCCGGTTTTACAGATCCGGTTAGCGAACTTGTCAGGTAGCGGTACTGCTACATTGACTGCTATTCAAGCAGGTCTCAGGTAGGCGGTTAATATGGGTGTTGGAAGCGCAAGCGTTGTAGATTACGCAAATACATATCCAGCGTTTGCAGCAATAGACGGTTATCATGTGAATGTCAGAGCGGGTGAAGAAATCCCTGTTTTAGATACTTACAAAATCGAACCAAAAACACCTTCAAGGGTTTGGGCATGACAACATCAGGAACCAGCAGTTTTAACCTATCAATCACAGACATTGTCGAAGATGCTTTTGAACGCTGCGGGCAAGAACTTCGCACGGGTTATGATTTACGTACAGCTAGGCGCTCGTTGAACTTGATGACAATCGAATGGGCGAATCGGGGTATTAATCTTTGGACAATTGAAGAAGGTGTTATTCCACTTTACCCTAACCAGATTACTTATGATCTGCCTGTAGACACCATTGATTTATTAGACCAAGTTGTACGTACAGGTTCAGGGCAACAGCAAACTGACATCAACATTAACCGAATTTCATCCTCTACCTATGCGACTATCCCTAATAAGAACGCTACCGGTAGACCGATTCAAGTGTGGGTTAATAGACAGTCCGGTGCAACTTATCCGGTTACCGGTGTTGCAAATCCACAGATTAATGTGTGGCCTACACCAGATCAGGGTTCTGTATCTACTCCATACTATTACTTTGTGTACTGGAGACTACGCCGCATTCAGGATGCTGGTAATGGTGACGTTACACAAGATATTCCGTTTCGCTTTTTAAACGCGATGGTTGCAGGTCTGGCATATTATTTATCGGCTAAACTACCTAACGTAGACCCAAATCGCATAGTTATGCTTAAAGCCGATTACGAGCAACAGTTCCAATTGGCAGCCGACGAGGATAGAGAAAAAGCTAGTGATCGTTTTGTACCACGGATTATGCAATACTAATGGCTACTAAGTACGCTTCTGGTAAATATTCAATCGCTGAGTGCGATCGTTGCGGTCAGCGGTATAAGCTAAAAGAGCTTAGAAAACTGATCATTAAAACTAAGTTGGTTAGTATTAAGGTTTGTCCTTCATGCTGGGAACCCGATCAGCCGCAGTTAAGTCTTGGCTTATACCCAGTTTTTGATCCACAAGCAGTAAGAGAACCTCGTCCCGACAACAGTTATCAAACATCAGGATTAGGTGTTGATGGGTATCAAGGTGAAGGTAGTCGAGTGTTTCAGTGGAATTGGAACCCTGTGGGGGGATCACGAGCAAGTGATGCAGGACTAACACCGAATTATTTAGTGGCGACAACTTCTGTCGGCACAGTTACAATCACAGTATCTTAGGAGTACAACATGGCATACAAATCAGCAGCAGACGGCATTACTAAATCAGGCAAAACCAAAGGTAAAAACTTAGGTGACGACGGTGCTAAAAAAGGCATCGACGGCGACGTTGCTAAAGGTGGTAAAGCAAAAACCGTCACTAACCAAAACCTCCGTAAATTCGGTCGCAATATGGCCCGAGCTAAAAACCAAGGTGGCAAATAATGGCTAAAGAAAACAAACCTGCATCAGCTTATGCTG